TCTAGAACTTGTCTATGATCATACAGTACAAAGATCATATGCTCAACTAGATAATGCACTTTTTTCTGGTTGGGAAAATTATGAAGATGTAGAACAAAAATCTATAAAGACATATTTTTATAATACAGAAGATTCTGCTGTTAGAAGTTATATAAGTATTCAATATATTTCTGACGGAGCCAATAAGAATATAAATGAATTTACAACTATTCAGCCATTAAGAAATGATAAGATATTAAACATTTCTAATTATACAAATTGGAGAAATACAATATTTGAAGTTGCAGATAATACAATTATTTATCCACCAACTGGAGTAGATTTTAATTCTCTTGCAATAGTTATTCATCTGGTATTTAATGTTGATGGAACTCAAAATAAAAATATATCTATTAAAAAACTAGAGTTGGCATCTCAGGCATTTGATCATAATGCTGCAACAAAAATAGGAACTAGGTTTGGCGTTCCTATTTATCCATATAAAAAATCAGGCATTTACTATGACTATAAGGCTAAAAATCCAATAAGTATTTTTAAAGAAAGTGCTCCATACTTATACTCAACAAGAAAAAGTGGAATTGAGGTAAGGGGATCGTTTCATCCTTATATAAATAGAGGCGTTGCTGTTCCTATAAATCAAAGTCTATCAAATAACTATAGGATTACTGCTTTACAGATATGGACTAGATATGACTTTGATAGGTTTACATATGGTCCAATTCAGATGTTTGAACTAGAACATAAAAATGATACTATTCAGTTTTTTGTTAAGTCAGTAAGTGAGAGAGGAGATCGTGGAAATATTTTTGCTGTAAATAAATCTACGGGTCAACAGGTTAATGGTTTAGCATTTTATATAAATGGAAGTTTAGTTAAGGATCCAGTTATCGAAGCAAAAGAGTGGACGGTTATTGGAGTGTCATTTGCAAATAGCATTAATATGGATAATTTCTTAGGGGCAATAAATCTTAATGGACCTTTTGTATTTAATAATATAACAAACTATCAGTCTACAGCACTACAAGAAATTCAAAGTCGTGTATATCGTCCATGGTTAAAAGTAAAAAATGATGGGGTATCTGATTTATATTGGACATACTGGTATACCTCATATACATGGGATGGTGTGCTTGTAGTATCAACTTCAGAACTATACGGGGTAAATCCAGCAGAGGTTTATGAGACATATATAGGAAGAAATAAGTTTGTTGTTGATAGCAACACCCCCGAAAGTCTGAACTTTACAGCAGACTCAATGAAAATATATTCAGATACATCGTGGCAAACTCAGACTAAGATACCAGTATAATATGGTATACTGATGGTTATGAATTCGCAATCTAAGAAGAAAAAAGGTAAGGCTCTGCCCAAAATGAAGGGGCAAATAGGCGAATCTAAGATAAAAGTAATAGAAAAAAACTATAACTGGGGTCTTTATGTTTATAAGAGGGCTAATGGAAAATGGTTTACAGATGGCAATGGATCTGTATTAAATATTCCATCTATGAGAAATGACATTTCTAAGATTTCTGAGTTAAGACAAGCAGCAATGTATTACGGAGATCCAGGAGATGGAGAATGTATTTTTGTTGCTGGTCTAAGCAGAGTTTCAGAAGAAGAGTATTCAGAGCAAAAGCAAAGAATGGCAGAAGGTTTGATCCCAAATCTTAATGACCTAGGGGCCGTACATGCTGCACAGCAAACTTTAAAGAAGTGGGGAAGTGAAGAGTGATGAACGAAGAAAAAGAATATAGAATTGGAGCACGTCTTGATGAATTGCCAGACGGCGAAGATCAATTTAAAAAGAGTGATCCATTTAATAAAAATTGGGACGAACTAAAAAATCTCTCTGGACTAGACAATAACTTTAAACGACGTGCAGCACGTATGTCTAAGGTTGAGGCATCAGATGCATACATGACAAATGCAAGAGCAACAAGTTCTGGTATTGATGGTGCTAGATCTAAAGAAATAAATCCAGGGACTCTTTATCGCAATGCATATGGGCTATTTGATGTAATTACTCCACCATGGAATGTTTATGAATTGGCTAATTATTACGATACGTCTTTTGCAAACCATGCTGCAATTGATGCTAAGGTTGAAAATATTGTTGGTCTAGGATACAAGTTTGAAATATCGCCAAGAACAATGCTTAAACTTGAGGCTTCTGTAGATAGTGGAGCAACAGAAAGAGCAAGAAAAAGAATTGAAAGATCTAAGATTGAATTGACAGACTGGCTAGAGAGTTTAAATGAAGATGATTCATTTACATCAACTATGGAAAAGGTTTATACGGATGTTCAGGCCATAGGTAATGGATATTTAGAAATTGGTAGAACTGTTCGTGGAGAAATTGGATATGTTGGTCATATTCCAGCAACTACAATGCGTGTACGTCGTATGCGAGATGGATTTGTTCAGATTATCGCAAATAAGGTTGTATATTTTAGAAACTTTGGTGCTAAAAATCCAAATCCAATTACATCTGATAATAGGCCAAATGAGATTATTCACTTTAAACAATATTCACCACTAAATACTTTTTATGGTGTTCCAGATATTATATCTGCAATTTCTTCCCTACATGGAGATCAGTTAGCATCACAATATAATATAGACTATTTTTCAAATAAGGCAGTTCCAAGATATGTTGTAACATTAAAAGGTGCAAAGTTGTCTGCAGATGCTGAAGAAAAAATGTTTAGATTTTTGCAAACAAACTTAAAAGGTCAATCGCATAGAACACTTTACATCCCACTTCCTGGAGATTCAGAAAGCAATAAGGTTGAATTTAATATGCAACCTATTGAAAATGGAGTTCAAGAAGGATCATTTAAAGAATATAGAAAGCAAAATCGTGATGATATTTTGGTAGCACATCAAGTTCCTCTTTCAAAGTTAGGTGGAGCAGATTCATCGGCAATCGCAGCAGCACTAGCACAAGATCGTACCTTTAAAGAGCAAGTGGCAAGACCTGCACAAAGACAACTCGAAAAAATGATTAATAAGATTATTCGTGAAAAAACAGACATTCTTGAGTTTAAGTTTAATGAGTTAACGCTAACAGATGAGATAGCGCAGTCTCAAATTCTAGAAAGATATGTAAAGACCCAAGTTATGCTTCCTAATGAGGCTAGACAGCAATTGGGACTACCACAGGTACCTCATGGAGATGAGCCATTTCAGTTAAAACCACAAGATGTTGCTAACCAAACTGCTAATAGACAGCGGGATTCTGAAAGAACAAATAATCAATCAGATGGTGCAGCAACCATATCTGGAAGAAACCCACAAGGTGAGGGTAGGGCATCTCAATAATTGAGATAGTGTAAAAAAGTGCTCTATAATATATACTAGTATGACTATATCTAAGGCCCATTGGAATACAGAGGGCGAGCAACTTCGCCTTTCAATGCCTTTTAGTAAGGTAGATAAAGAGAGACGCACAGTCTCAGGTTTTGCTACACTCGATAATCTAGATAAGCAGGATGATATTGTAACAACTGAGGCAAGCCTTAAAGCATTTAAAAAATTCCGTGGGAATATTCGTGAAATGCATCAGCCATCAGCAGTAGGTAAAATGGTTTCATTTAAAGAAGACAAGTATTATGATCAAGAATCAGAAAAAATGTATAGCGGTGTACTTGTATCTGCATATATTTCAAAGGGTGCACAGGATGCATGGGAAAAAGTTCTCGATGGAACCTATACTGGTTTTTCGATTGGCGGAAGAATGAATAAATGGGATGACGCCTACGATGAAAAGATGGACAAGCAAATTAGAATTATTAAAGACTACGATCTTGTAGAATTATCATTGGTGGATAGCCCAGCAAATCAATTTGCTAACATTGTTTCAGTAGAAAAAGTTGATGGCGTAGACGTATTTAAAGGAATGGACGCTGTAATAGAAAATGTATTCTGGGATAAGGAATCTGGAATTGTTTTAGTTTCAGAAAATGAATCAGAAGTTAGTCCAACAACTGGCAACCAGATGCAAAATATAGGTTTCGTTGAAAAAACAGACAACGAGAAAACAAGCATGATCAAATTCTTAGTAGAAAGTGCTAAAGGCACAAGTATTTCTAAGATAGACAAGGAGGAAAATCCTATGGCAAAAGCAACAAAGAAAGTGGCAGAAGAAGTCGTTGAGAAGTCTGAAGCCGTTGTTGAAGATGTTCAGGTCGCTCCGCAGGCAGATGCCGTAGTCGAAACTGCTGAGGTTGCAAAATCAGAAGATGTTGCAACAGAAGCAAATGCAACAGCCGAACAGGTTGTAGAAGCAGAAGTAGCGAAGGCTGAAGAGCCTGTTGCAGAAGTTTCTAAGTCTGAAGAAGTAGTTGCTGAAGTTGCGACTGAAGAGGTATCTAAGTCTGATGAAGTAATTGTAGATGCAGTTACAGAAATCAAAAATACTCTTACATCAGCCTTTAGCGATCTAGTTGCAACCGTTAAGTCTCTACAAGAGCAGGTTAATGCAATTACAAAGTCAGTTGATGCAGTGGCACAAGATGTCGCAGCAGCAAAAGACGAATTCAGTGAGTTTGGAAAGCGTGTAGACGCAGTAGAAGCAGATACAGCATTCCGAAAGTCTGGCGATCTCGGTGAGATTGTTCAGGATCAGCCAGCAATGGTTGAAAAATCCCTATGGGGCGGTCGTTTCCTCAAAACAGCCGACTTATTTCGATAAGTTTAAATCACTAGGAGGTGTAATAATGTCGGAAGAAATCAAGAAAAATCAGCCAGGTACATCAGGCAATCTTGGTGGAACTGCTCCAGGACTCTATCAGGGTCAAGGCGCATTCGCATCAGGTTCAGATGCAGGTTCAAACGTACCAGGCAATTACTCCGATGGTGGCGTAATTGGAAATATTCCAACAGCGCTGTCAGGAGTGACATCAGGTCCAAACGCAGTTAACCCTTCAGGTGATGCTGGTAGCGGTATTCTACGTCCTGAACAAGCACGTCGTTTTATTGACTATGTTTGGGATGCGACAGTACTTGCTCAGGATGGCCGTCGTGTAACAATGCGAGCCAACACCATGGAACTTGAAAAAGTTAATGTTGGTGAGCGTGTAATCCGTGCTGCTGCACAAGCAGTTGGTGATTTCACAAACGCTGGAGCAACATTCAGCAAGGTAGAACTTACAACCAAGAAGATTCGTCTAGATTGGGAAGTATCTGCCGAAGCACTAGAAGACAACATTGAAGGTGCTGCACTTGAAGATCATATCGTTCGTTTGATGACAAACGCATTCGGTAATGATATCGAAGACCTAGCCATTAATGGCGATGGTTCAACAGGAAACTTCCTATCAATTATGGAAGGTTTCGTTCACAAGGTACAAAATGATGGAGATGCACACGAGGCAGAGGTAACAGTTACTGACAATGCTTGGACAACAGGCGTTATGCAGGACATCATTCTTGCTATGCCACGTAAGTATCGTGCAATCAAGAACAATCTAAAGTTCTATGCTGGCACAGATGCTTTCCAAGGTATTGTTAAGAATAACGGTACTCTTGCAGATGCAGTTGCTGAGGCTTTTGCTGGACAAGTTCCAGGAAGCACACAAGCAAACCGTCAGAACTACCTAGACGGTGTAGGACAAACATTCGGTGGTGCTCGCACTACCCGTGTTCTCGGTGTTGAAGTTCAAGAAGTTCCTTACTATCCAGAAGGATATGTCGATTTGACATTCCCACAGAACCGTGTATGGGGCTTCCAGAGAGACATCACTGTAAACCGTGAGTATCAAGCAAAGAAGGACACTGTAGAATATACAGTATTCGTTCGCTTCGGTATTCAATGGGAAGAGCAGGATGCAATTGCATTCGCTGACGCTGCTTCAGATTCCTAATCTGTAGACAGTTTTTGGGGGGATAGGAGTTAATTCTCTTGTCCCCCCTTCTCACTTATAATGATATAATACAAGCAGGAGGATATTATGTCTGATGTTAAAGAAAAAAGTAAGCAAGCCCTTGGACCAGTTGGTAATGGTATATTTGGCACTGTCACTATATCTCCTGAATCGATCTCAGAAGAAAAACAAAAAAAAGAAAAACCAGTAAAAGACCTAGTTGCAATACACTCACCTAAAAATATATATTGGTCTGGGGTAGGAAAAATATTAAAAGGGTATAACATAGTTGAAAGACATAATGCCGAAAAGTGGCTAACTAAGCCAGGCATTAGAATTGCACCACCAGAAGAGGTAGCAAAGGAATACGGTTTATAAATGGATATTTTAAGAGTAGCCCCATATCCTAAAGTCACAGTATGGGAAGTGCCAGATGCAAATACAAACTATACTGTTTATATAGAAGATTTAGTTGACCATGTTTTAGAAAGTTCTAATGTTGTGTCAAACTCCGATTCTAAATTTACATATACTTTTAATCAGTCTGACTTACTTTTAGATAGAAAGTTTTTATTTCAAGTTTTAGACGAAGATGAAAATATAGTTGTAGAGGATATAGTAGATATAACAAGGCCTTATGTAGATCCAAACTCTTTAGGATCTACGGCTTCAGAAATTGCAGAATATACACAACTAGAAATGGTCGCAAGGTCTATTATTGATACGATTGTTACGGACGGATTTTATAATTCAAAGCAGATAGTGCAGGGTGTCGGACAGGGATCAGATTATTTTAGCATATGGAAAGACTTTAACAAAATTTTAAAGGTTTATGAAAATAATGTTTTGATATATGATTTTGAAACTCCAGACAACAATCTATATACATTTAATATTACTGCTGATAATGCTGCAGTACAGCGTGTTTTTGAATCAGAGTATAATCGTATTGAGCAAGGAGCAATAGTTCTTCCCCCAGCATATGGAGATCTAGGTTCTGTTGGATCAGGAAGAGTTGTTGATTTTCCAAGAGGGTATGACTATATTTTTGTATTAGATGCAGGATATAAATCAGTGCCAGCAGATGTTGAATATGCTACAAAGTTACTTATAGAGGATTTAAAGTGTGGAAAGTTGGACTATTATAAACGATATGTTACATCATACAATACAGATCAATATAAGATTAGTTTTGATAAAAAAGTTTTAGATGGTACTGGCAATATGATTGTTGATAAAATCCTTGATAAATATCTTAAAAATATTACAAGGCCAGGTGTGATTTAATGATATGCGAACCAAACGATTTTTTACATCCGATGTGTGCGGATGTATTTTATTCAATAAGTACACAAGGTAGTTTTGGTGAAATAAAAAAAGAATGGTTGCTTGATAGAACAATAGCATGTAATGCTGCACCAGCAAGTAGAAGCGGTCTAGAAGAATTAGATCCAAAAATGATTTCTCAACTTAATAATAAATTAAATTCAAGATCTTTAACAGACTTAAGAATATCATCATTGGATAAACCATACGGCATAACCGATATATTAATTACAAATATTAGAGATATACATGGTAATTTAATATATAAAGAAACTTCTGGAATACGTATAGGTAAAGGAACAATATACGAAATAGCAACAATTCAGCCATTTGTTGGACCATTCGGAAATGTAGAGTCATATCAAATGGTTTGGAGACGTACTGAAAGCCAAGCATCGGTAGACTAATGAACGTTGTGTTTAATACTAAAGTATTTGAGAAAAAGATGAATAATCTAGTTGAGTATTCTTTTGGATTTTTAGACGGTATAGATAATGGAAAAACATTATTTTTAAACAATTTAGCACAAGGAACAATAGAGGCATTAAAATTATATGTTGATGCAATGGCAAGAAGTAATCCAGAATCTCTTCACCATGTATACGAATGGTATAGGGTAGGAAGAATGGACGGAAGATTGTTTGATGTTAAATATACAATAAATAAACTTGGAATTATGATTGAATCAAGTTTTAGACAATCTCAATCAATACAAAATGGATCTTCTGAACCATTTTATAATAAAGCAAAAATTATGGAAAACAGGACTCCAGTTGTTATTAGACCTAAAGGAGATAATCCATTAGTATTTGATGATAATGGTACAACCGTATATACAAGAAAAACAATAGTAAATCAATTTCCAGGTGGAAAAAATGTAGAAGGGGCATATGAAAAAGTATTTGACGATTTTATTATGAGATATTTTACTCAATCATTTTTAACCTCTACTGGACTATATGATTACTTAAATAATCCAGAAATATATAAAAAGAATTTGGCTGCTGGTATAAAAGGTGGTAGATCAGTTGGAAAATCCACAGGATTTAAGTGGATTGTAAACGCAAAAGTTGAGGTAGAATAGAGTTATGGCTACTGTAGAAGAAAAATTTGATATGCCCTTATTATATATTAATCATTATTTACATAGCCTTTTAAGTTCATATACTGATATCAATATGGCAAAAAACCCAAATATAGATAATTATATTCCTTTTGTTCCAGCAGGAATTACTGCAGATCTTGATGCATTTTATGAAAATCTTGCAGCAACGGCAGGGTTTGAAGGAACACTTCCATCAGTTATTTTTTATGATAGATTATTAAGATTAAGAAATAGTCCATTTTATGTAGGAAAAAGAGAACAGGCTTTATATACTATTCATGCTACAGCAAGTCAAGCATATAAAATTGGCCTAGTTATATCTCAAGTTTTAGATCGAGAAGATGTTTCTGCTCAAGATATAAACAAATGGATGCATGATAACAAAACAGACCTTATTGCAAAAGGTCTTCCAATGAGGGTATTTTTTAGAAATATGAGGGTTTTTCAGGTAGATGAGTCTAGGGACCTTTTAGAACTTCAAACCTTTAAGGGTGGAACTATGCATAAATATATAGTTGAATATGACTATCATTTTAAAGACAATCCCGAATTCCTATAATAAAAGGTTGTATAATTATGACGAGGAAACAAATCGTCCATATATTAACCAAAAACGAGGTGAAATAAATGGCATATACTAGAGGTACATCCAGCGATATTATCGTTGGCGCTGCTGCACTGTTTACAGCAGATAGTACATTAACACCAGGCAGTGTTCCTGCGTTCGTTTCAGATGAGTCCTATAAGGAAACTCTATCCAACACCACTAACGTGAGTGCTGGAATTGACAACGTTGGATATACAAGCAATGGTATCGAAATCACATTCCAACCTGATTTCGGTGAAGTACAAGTAGATCAAATTCTTGACGTTGCTAAACTTTACAAACAGGGTATGCAGGTAACTCTTGCTACCTCGTTTGCAGAGGCAACTCTAGAAAATCTATTGTTCTCAATCGCAGGACAAGCAGATGATCTTTCAGGAAACAAGGCACAGTCTGCAGGTCGCACACTAAATCTCGCATCAGGCGATATTGGTGAGTGTCCAGTTGAGCGTGCTCTTATCGCAGTCGGCCCAGGAACTGGTGATTGCGAAGACTCATCTAGCGTTGAGCGTGTTTATGTTGCATACCGTGCACTTTCTATTGAAAATGTTACAGTATCAGCAAAGCGTGACACAGCAACAATGTTTGATGTTACATTCCGTCTTCTACCAGAGGATACTTCAGGATCATACGGAAAGATTATTGACCGTACAATCCAGAATTCATAAAAAACTAAATAAAATAAAAAGGCTCATTGGGAAACTGATGGGCCTTTTTGCTATAATATAATGATGGCTACAACTGTTTATGAAACAAAAGTAATATCAACTATATCTGGTTCAGAGATAGAGGTTGGGCCACTAAAAATAAAATATCTTAGACCATTTATGGATATGTTTGATTTATTAAAAGAGTCTAAGGATGATGAAGAATCTATAGAACTGCTTTCAAAATGTGTTCAAATTGCTATGAAGCAGTTTGCTCCAGAATTATCACATTCTGTTACAGATATAGAAGATAATTTTGATTTGCCCACAATATATAATATATTAG